GAAGAGTATAATCCAAGCTGGGCACAGAGCAGTTGAAGAGCTGATTAAAGTAGCTAAGGAAGCAATCGTTGATTCAGACGATGACATATCAGCAGATAGACTTAAGAATGCCGCGGCTACTAAAAAATTAGCTATATTTGACGCATTTGAGATACTTAACAGAATTGAAGAAGAAGAAAACCTGCTTGATGGCAAAACACCTGAAGAGACAAAGGAAAAAACTTTTAAGGGATTCGCAGAAAGTAGATCTAAATAATGTACGAGCAAAATTTAGTTAAGACAGTTGAGCCGGTTAAGAAAACGACAATCAGTCGCCTTAACAAAGGTAAGAAATGGAAATACGGTTACGATAAAGAACACGATATTATAGTGTTATCTCACAATGGACAAATAGGTGAGATAATAGAAATACAAGGACTAGTTATTGCGCTACCAAAAGCTCCTAAAGAAGTATATAAAGATCCGAAGAACAAATGGGTGAAATTCGAGTACCCCAAGGAGTTGCAAAGAATTAAAAATATATTTGATTGGAGAAACTATCCGGAAAGCAGTAAAGAAAAATGGTACGATTATATAGACGAAGAGTTTAGAAGAAGGGAAGAAGGATTCTGGTTCACGAATAATGGTAAACCAACCTGGATAACAGGTACGCAGTACATGTACTTACAGTGGAGTAAAATTGATGTAGGTGCTCCAGATTTTAGAGAAGCAAATAGATTGTTTTATATATTCTGGGAAGCTTGCAAAGCAGATAAGAGATGTTACGGAATGTGCTACCTTAAAAATAGACGTTCTGGATTTTCCTTCATGTCGTCAGCAGAAACGGTTAATTTAGCCACTCTTGCAAGTGATAGTAGATTTGGTATATTATCTAAAACTGGATCAGATGCAAAGAAGATGTTTACGGACAAAGTGGTTCCTATATCAATTAATTATCCTTTCTTTTTTAAACCTATCCAAGATGGTATGGATCGTCCTAAATCTGAACTTGCTTATAGAGTACCTGCTAGTAAGTTTACACGGAAAAAGATGTCAGCTACAGATGGTATGGAGGACATCGAAGGTTTGGACACGACGATTGACTGGAAAAACACTGGAGATAATAGTTATGATGGTGAAAAACTAGCGTTGTTAGTACATGATGAATCTGGTAAGTGGGAGAGACCCGATAATATTTTAAATAACTGGAGGGTTACAAAAACATGTTTACGATTAGGTAGTAGAATTATTGGTAAATGTATGATGGGCTCAACTTCAAATGCTTTAGATAAGGGTGGAGAAAACTTTAAAAAACTATACAATGCCTCAGATGTCACGAGAAGAAATAGAAATGGTCAGACAAAGTCTGGCTTATACTCTCTTTTTATCCCAATGGAATGGAACTACGAAGGATTTATTGACGAGTATGGAGTTCCAGTCTTTAATACTCCTGATATCGACAGATTTGCACCAGACGGTGAACTAATAGATATAGGTGTAGTAGATAACTGGCAAAACGAGGCTGATGGTTTAAAAGACGATCAAGATGCTTTAAACGAATTTTATCGCCAGTTTCCTAGAACTACAGAGCACGCGTTTAGAGATGAGACAAAAAATAGTATATTTAATTTAGTTAAATTATACGAACAGATAGATTACAACGAAGAGATGTCTAGAACTCTTGGGATTACAACTGGTAATTTTCAGTGGGTAAATGGTATTAAAGACTCACAAGTAATATTTTATCCAGATCCAAAAGGTAGATTTAAAACTAGTTGGGTACCACCTCAACAGTTACAAAACAGGGTAATACTTAAAAATGGTATTAAGTATCCAGGCAACGAACACATGGGGGCTTTTGGTTGTGATAGTTACGATATATCAGGAACCGTAGATGGACAAGGATCAAAAGGAGCTTTACACGGTTTAACCAGGTTTAGTATGGAAGATGCTCCAGCAAACAGTTTCTTCTTAGAGTATTTATCAAGACCACCAACGGCAGAGATATTTTTTGAAGATGTTTTAATGGCTTTGGTATTTTATGGTATGCCTATACTCGCGGAGAATAACAAACCTAGATTATTATACTATTTAAGAAGAAGAGGATATAGAGGTTTTAGCATGAACAGGCCAGATAAGATATGGAACAAACTATCTGTTGCAGAAAAAGAAGTTGGAGGTATACCTAACTCTTCAGAAGACATTAAACAAGCTCATGCAGCGGCAATTGAGATGTACATACAAGATCACGTTGGTATGAAACAAGATGGAACGTTCGGTGATTTATATTTCAATGAATTGCTAAATGATTGGGCTAAGTTTGATATAAACAAAAGAACAAAGTTTGATGCGTCAATTAGTTCTGGTTTAGCTATTATGGCTAACAATAGACATTTATATGCACCAAACGCAAAGGTTGAAAAACAACCACTAAACATAAACATTTCTAAGTATAGTAATACTGGAAGTAATTCACAAATAATCAAATAATAAATATGGCAGAGTCTGGCATTAAAAGTTATTTTCCTAGTCAAACAGTTAGCGATGCTGAAAAGCTAAGCTACGATTATGGTTTGAAAGTAGGTAAAGCAATAGAGCAAGAGTGGTTTAATGACGATAGAAACATGAATAGATATAGATCTAATCATGCTGATTTTCATAATTTAAGGTTGTATGCTAGAGGCGAGCAATCTATACAAAAATACAAGGATGAGTTGTCTATAAACGGTGATTTGTCCTATTTAAATTTAGACTGGAAGCCAGTTCCGATTATATCTAAGTTTGTTGATATAGTTGTAAACGGTATAGCTGAAAGAACGTATGATATAAAAGCTTTTTCACAATCACCAAACGGGGTTGAAAAGAGAACAGAGTACATGCAAGCAATACAAAGCGACATGGAAATGAGGGAATTTAACCAAGAAGTTGAAGCTAGGTTTAACGTTGACACAAAAGAAACTAATATAGCTAATGAAGATTTGCCAGAGTCTAGTGAAGAGTTAGGCATACACATGCAACTTAGTTACAAACAAGCTGTTGAACTAGCTGAAGAGCAAGCTTTAAACGTATTGTTTGAAGGTAATAAATATGAGTTAACTAAAAAACGTTTTTATCAAGATTTAACTGTGCTAGGTATTGGTGCTGTAAAAACAAACTTTAACACATCTCAAGGTGTTACTATAGATTATGTTGATCCCGCAAATCTAGTATACTCTTACACAGAATCCCCATATTTTGAAGATATTTATTATGTTGGTGAAGCCAAAACTATTCCTGTAAACGAATTAGCTAAAGAGTTTCCTCATTTAACAGAAAGTGATCTTGAGGATATAATGAAAAATAAATCTTATAATAGATCTAACTATAACTCTAGACATAATTACGATAAAGAAGATAACAACACTATACAAGTTTTATATTTTAATTATAAAACTTATATGAATGAAGTTTACAAGGTTAAGGAGATGGCTACTGGCGCTGACAAGGTTATTCCTAAAGATGATTCGTTTAATCCTCCACAAGATATGGAAGGTGGGTATGGCAGAATGTTGAGATCAATAGAGTGTTTATATGAAGGTGCTATGATTCTTGGTACCGATAAGTTACTTAAGTGGGAGATGTCAAAAAACATGATGCGTCCTAAAAGTGATTTTACTAAAGTTAAAATGAATTATGCTATTGTTGCGCCTAGAATGTACAATGGTAAAATAGACTCACTAGTAAGACGTATAACGGGTTTTGCTGATATGATTCAGTTGACTCACCTAAAACTACAACAAGTTTTATCTCGCATGGTTCCAGATGGCGTTTATTTAGATGCTGATGGTTTAGCTGAGGTTGATTTAGGTAATGGAACAAACTACAATCCACAAGAAGCTTTAAACATGTTCTTTCAAACAGGATCTGTGATAGGAAGAAGCTTTACATCAGAAGGTGATATGAATCCAGGTAAAGTACCTATTCAAGAAATTACATCTGGATCTGGTGGAAACAAAATGCAAGCCCTTATTGGCAATTACAATTATTACTTGCAAATGATAAGAGATGTAACCGGGCTTAACGAAGCTAGAGATGGTAGTACTCCAGATAAAAACGCTTTAGTTGGTATTCAAAAAATAGCCGCAGCAAACTCTAACACAGCAACAAGACACATATTGCAAGCTGGACTATATTTAACAGCTGAAACCGCAGAGTGTTTATCGCTTAGAATATCTGATATTATAGAATACTCTCCAACCAAAGATGCTTTTATACAGGCTATAGGCGCTCACAATGTTGCCACATTAGAAGAGATGTCTGAGTTACATTTATATGACTTTGGTATATTTATAGAATTACAACCAGATGAAGAAGAAAAAGGTAGGTTAGAAAATAACATACAAATGGCATTGCAACAAAAAAGCATTGAGCTAGAAGATGCTATTGATCTTAGGGAAATACGTAATATTAAGTTAGCAAACCAATTGTTAAAAATACGTAGAAAAAAGAAAGAGCAAAAAGACAGAAGATTGCAAATGGAAAATATCCAAGCCCAAACACAATCTAACGCTCAAGCGGCCCAAGCAGCTGCTCAAGCTGATGTTCAGAAGAACCAAGCATTAAATGCTGGTAAAGCTGAATTAAGTCAAATGCAAGCTCAAATTGATATGCAGAAAATGCAACAAGAGGCTATGTTGAAAAAAGAACTTATGGCTTTAGAATTCCAATATAACATGCAGCTTAAGGGAGTTGAGGTTGACGGAATGAAAGATAGAGAAAAACAAAAAGAAGATCGTAAAGACGAGAGAACAAAAATACAAGCAACACAGCAATCAGAGATGATTGAGCAAAGAAATAGTGGAAAACCACCTAAAAACTTTGAGTCCGCAGGTAATGATATACTAGGTGGGGGATTTGATTT